CCAGTATAATCCATCGAGATACTGCACTAGCAGAATAGAGCGTGTGCCACTCACGTCTGCTAATTGCCTCGCAGCCAAGACCTTACCCAGCGATATCATCAGCGTTGGGTATCGGTCATGGTTATTTCTTCGTGCTTTGATTTCTGCCCAGCCCTTGAGCTTGCCGTTCTTAAACATGGCAAAATCTAGGCGATAGGATATGGGCAGCTTGTGTAGCTGTATTCCTTTCCTCTCCAGTTGTGCTTGGACCTTACGCTCGACAGTTAAGTCGGCTGGTCTTTCGTATCTTGGACGCACATTAACTCTCTTGCTATATAGCAGAAGGTTTCAAAATCTACCTCTACCGTTTTAATCCATCCGATGTTTTCGGTTTTATCAAACATCAAACCGATGGTGCTTAACGCTAAGACACAACGAATAGGTGCGCGATCATACTTATAGATAAGCACTGGCTGTAGATCAGCGCGTGACGCAGCAAAGCACGTCTGCCCCCACCACTCTGGCTTGTGTCCATTACCACTCGCATATCGCTTGCACTCAATAGCGAATGGCCACTCATCACAATCAATCGGGCGCAGATCACAGAGTTGTGATTGCCTGTATTGCTCGATGTCTCTTTGAAATTTTATTCCAATTTCATCGAACAACATACCAGCAATCTTGCGCTCAAACGCAGCGCCCTTTTGCCTACCGTTAATCACCGTCTTGCTGCGCTAATCATTCTATCAACACTGGTGCGGCTCTCTTCTTCGTGAACCGCCGCCGCCAATGCAGTGTAAATTATTTCATCAGCCAGAGCCGACATACTACGATGCGCGCTCTTCTCTACAGCATCGCGCAACATCTCATGCGTCTCAACTCTAAGTCGCAACATACATGGTTTGTATTCGCTCATAAAAATTTTCTTCCGTTTGCTATTGCGGGTTATGCTTTCAATGTTATATAAACCTGATAGCACATAAATACAACGGGGATAAATAATGTTCAAGCATGAAAAGTATGTACTGTATCTGCGCGTATCAACAGACAAGCAAGGCCGCAGTCAGCTTGGCCTTGAGGCCCAGCAGACAATGGCCTCTCTGTATATGGATAGAGTGATCGCTACATATACAGAAGTTGAGAGTGGTAAGATTGATGATCGTCCTGAACTAGCTAAAGCGTTAGCACACTGCCAACGTGAGGACGCTGCAATCTTAATCGCCAAGCTCGATAGGTTGTCTCGTTCTGCTTCATTCTTATTCACACTGCGTGATAGTGGTGTGGAGATTGAGGCCGCTGATATGCCGGGTATGGGTACATTAGAGTTTGGTATTCGCGCTGTGTTCGCGCAGCATGAACGCGAAGAGATTAGCCGACGCACCAAGGCAGCACTCGCTGAGAAGAAAGCGCGTGGTGTTAACCTCGGATCACCTACACCCCATCGTGGTGGAGCTAAGACTGCGGCCACGATCAAGAATAAGATGCAGAAAATTTGTGAGAAGGCATTGCCTGTTGCACAGAAACTGCGCTCTCATGGCGAAAGCTATCGTGCTATCGCTTTAACCTTGAACGAAACTGGAATACCTGCCTTCGGAAAACAATGGCATGACACAGGCGTTCGCAATATGTTGGAGAACTATTCGTAATGGTTGGTAAACTTACACCAGATGATATCGCTACCGCGTCTACCCTTCCCTCAATCATGGGGTTCTCTCGGTACAAGACGCAGAACGAAGCACTCGCTGATGCTATCGCAGCAATGGAAGGAACCAAGGAAGATACTTGGATAGGCAATGAAGCAACTCGATGGGGCGATAGGCTTGAGCCTGTCATCATCGCCGAGGCAGCGAAAAGATTGAACACCAGCAATCTATGTCTTGAGTTTCCTACAGCATTTTTTCACGACACTCTGCCGTTGGCTTGTTCATTAGATGGTACAGCAGAAGGCACTGATAGTGTCTCAACTAATTATGATGCTGGTATTTATTGTATCAACCGTCCATTCGTGGACCTGTCTGGAACTGGTATCATTGAGTCCAAGCTGACGAGTGCTATGCCAGAAGATAGACCACCGCCCTTCCGTGGACCGTGGCAACTACAGGCACAGATGATGTGTACTGGACACAAATGGGGATGCATCGCCACACTTTACCGTGGCATTGAGCTTCGATTGTTTGTCTATGCTGAAGACCTAGAGATGCAAGGTGCGATTTCTGAAGCTGTATTAGAGTTTGAGAAGCGTAAGAAAGAACGCGACTGGTATCCATCAGCCTCAAGCGACGATGCTAATACAGCCTACGCCAAGGTAGATGATGGTCTGCCAGACGTAGACTTAGGCAAGTCTTTGGATGGTCAGAAAGCTCTCGCTGATTTGGTTGAAGCTAAAGCTGCGAAGGCTGCGGCGGAAGCTAGGATTGACGACGCGGAAGCCACAATAAAAGACATCATGGGTAGCCATGAGAACGCCATAGGTCTAGTCGGTAACACTAGTTATAAGGTAAAGTGGGGTATGCGAAACTACAAGGCGTCGCCAGCGAAGACCACGCCAGCGAAGCCTGCACGTAGCGTTCGTCAATCCTCTCTAACTTTGAAGGCCATTGATTGATGGAGACTAGGTATCCCGGCACGAAGCTGCCAGACGTTATCAGCTTGTTTCAGGATGAAGGCCAAGGCGATAGGACTGCTGAAGTCTACCGTCTTGGTAACTCATTCGGTATCAGATACAGCGAAGGCGACAAGCATTGGAATGGTTTCTATGATGCGCGTCTTGATGATGTTGAAGCGATAGCTAAGGACTGGGTACTGAAGAACCCCATCAGGATTTAAGAAGTAGTGGTTCAAAAAATAAACCCATATAAGCTGCCTCAAGGTAAGGTGTTGATTAGCTTCTCAGGCGGTAGGACTTCTGCCTACATGCTGCACCAAATCCTTGAGGCAAATGGCTCCCTACCAGATAGTGCAAAAGTTATATTTGCTAATACTGGTAGGGAAATGCCTGAGACATTGGACTTCGTGCAAGAATGTTCTCAAAGATGGAATGTTCCAATTACTTGGCTTGAGTACACGCGTATTAATGGCAATGTTAGCTATGAAGTGGTTAGTCATAACAGTGCAAGTCGGGACGGTGAGCCATTTGATTGCTTGATTGATTCTCGTCAAACAGTCCCTAATGTTACTTGGCGATACTGCACAGTTGAGATGAAAGTCAAAACAATAAAAAGATATTTAGTTAGTTGCGGTTGGGAAAAATGGATTAATACTGTTGGTATTAGAGCGGATGAAAGCCACAGAGTTAAAGCATCTCAAGATAAGAGATGGGTGAACTGGTATCCACTAAACGATGCTAATGTTTCCAAGCATGACATTGCAGAGTTTTGGTCAAATAATATTTTTGATCTTCAAGTCATCAAGGGTGGTGGAAACTGTGATGGATGTTTTCTTAAATCAGAAGCAACACTAGCAGCATTATGGAAAAATTATCCAGAAAGGATGCAATGGTGGAGCGATGCAGAAAAAAGAATAGGTGCTAATTTTAATAAAGCTAGATCATACGATGGCTTATATGACTTTGTTCACCGTCAAGGCGATTGGATTTTTGACGATCAATCCTATCTTTGCCAAGCTGACGATGGCGAGTGTACTGGTTAATCAGGATTTAAAGGCTAACCCTAGTGCTGTCTCCCAGCTATCCTCTTCAATGGTTGGGGACAGCATATTTTTTCGGGTCATTCTTTTGGTGCGGTTACGAATTAATTGACTGACATGCATGTAGAATATGCGTCGGATATCCAGAGCCACGAGTGCTACGATATCGCAGTCATCTATATTTAATCGTTCTTTCTTACCGCCCTTATTCGTCTGCCATTGATACCCATTCCTATCGCTTTTGTATCTGTTGCTAGACTTAACTTGTATCCTCAGAAAATCTCTACCCCTTGAGGCTAAGATATCCATACCCTCAGTATCAACCATGACTGCACTCCAGCCATAGCAGCGCAATGCAGAGCAGACGAGGTACTCGCCTGCCGCACCTGTAGTCTTGGCACTAAGCAAGAGCCTCAAGTCGAGCGGCATGTCGCTCGGTTCTATTAGTTGTTTGCTTGTAGAGTTTACTATCTCTGAGTTGCGCTGCGGCTTCCTTCCAGTCACGGTCTTGGATAGCAGCGTGGTGTTTAACGAACTTCTGATAGCGGTTTAATCCTAGCTGAAAAGCTAAGGACACGATGGTTATTTGAGCGTCTTCTGGTAGATCATCGAAGTCACGCTGCACCAACCAATCTTTGATGGCAAACCACAGCTCCGCTCGTAAGTTCAAATAATTTTTTTTGGTACTTGGTGCTTCGGCTACGTTCAC